ACATTATTTTGTTCCAACCCAAATATTCTTTGGATTTCCTTTTAATGCAGAAACCATGTTTTCTATCCAAATATTCTTTACATTAGCTCTTGATTCATCACTATCATAAGAGCATGGAGAAATATGAACTTCAGGATACTTCTCTAGTTTTTCAGTAATTTTTCTTCCAGGCTCAACGCTATATCCAATGATTTTTTTACTTTTTATCGCGTCAACTAAATCTTCTGTGTCAACGATTATATCTGTCGCAAGATTTATTAAAATTGTTTCATTGCAAAGTTGAAGTAATTTTTTATCTATAAGATTGATGTTTGAAGTATTATCTTTATTATTTTTAATTGCAGGTATATGAATGGAAATAACTTTTGATTGCTTGAATATTTCTTCCAAAGATGCAGTGCTATTTTCTAAATCATGAATAAGAACTTTCATACCTAAAGCTTTCAATGCTTTAGCTACTTTTTTACCAATATTTCCATAACCTATAATTCCAGCAGTTTTTCCTGTCAGATCAATACTTTTTCTGCACTCTTGATCTTTTCCATCAATTAAATCTTGATAAGCTAAATGTCTGTTTCTTGCATGAAGAAGTATTTCTGTAACTGTTGATTCAGAGACACTATCAGTAACTGCATTAGGACATGTTTGCAATAAAATATTTTTTTGCTTACATATTTCTGGACTGAAAAAATCAGCATCAGTCATGTCAACATTTATTAATTTCAGATTTTTGATATTTGGGTTGTTGTAAAATTTTTCAGTTAACTTTTCCATCTTATTAGGATAAGATGAAAGGAAATCCATGTTTAACATCAAATAATCAAAATCTTTGCAATTATCCGCAAGTTGATTTTCTGTCATTGATTTTAAATTCAAGACAGTTAAATCTGATAATTTTTTAATTGGCTCAAGGTCTTTTTCACTAATATCCCAAAGATTTGCATCTAGTTGTGCAAATAATACTTTTGGCAATTTATTTTGAGCTATTCTGTACCACATAAGTTTACTTTTACTAGATTTTATGGTAGAATCCTTTTATGGCAAAAGCAGTGGTAAGAGAAGTAAAAATTTTAGATGCTGTATTGAAAGAAGATGAAGGTACAGAGGATGAGCCAAAGATTGAGCAATATATTTGGCTTCAACTCTTAGATGTAAAATCAGAAAAATCTTTCACAACATCATTGTCTCTTGAAGATATCAAGGAATTGACAGGAATGTCTAGATATTTAGAAGGCAGAGAGCTTGTAAACTTCACTGTCAATCTAAAATCAAGAGAAGCCCCTTTATTTATGGTATTCAATCCAGATGATGAAGAAATTACTGCAGAAATGATTAAGAACGAGGAAGGTATTTAATATGGCTACATCAGGTAGTGGGCAAGCAACAGTCAATGTCACTAATACAAACAAAGCAACAGTTGAGATCAAGGCATTTCGTGAAGATGCTGTAATTCCAAAGAAGGCAACAGAAAGTGCTGCTGGATATGATCTTTGTGCCTGGCTCAAGGATTCTTATGATGAGCAAACTCTTATCTCTCCACATTCAACTATGATTGTGCCTACAGGTTTAAATGTGAATATTCCCAATGGATATGAAATTCAGATTCGACCTCGATCTGGTCTGGCTGCAAAGTTTGGAGTATCTGTTTTAAACACTCCAGGTACTATTGACAGTGATTATTGTGGTGATGGAGAAGATTTTGAACTTAAGGTTATTCTTATCAACCACAACAAGATTCCATTTTCAATTAAACATGGCGACCGAATTGCTCAAATGGTAGTTGCAAAGTTAGCAGCCCATGAGCTAGTTGAAGTAAAAGAATTTGGTTTAACTGACAAGACTTCTCGTAAGGGTGGATTAGGCAGTACAGGCAAGTAATGTATCCAGAATTCAAAAAATTTGTGAATCTTATTGGACATGATATTACAATTTCGGGACATGCCACATTACCAAAATGTGATAATCCTTGTTATGTAGAAACACAGCAAATGATTATTGGAAAGTTGTCTGGAGTTCCTATTGCCAAAACAGAATTCATGAAAATAATGAATCTTCCTGATCCAGAAGATGGAACATATTACATTGTAAGTAGAATTGCAATGGATTATGTTCCATTTAAAAGAGAGGATGTATTTTGTGTGGATACAGGCCCAACTGCTATTAGAGATGAAAATGGCCAAGTAATAGCAGTTACACAACTAAGCATATAAAAATAAAACCCATCGATTTCGATGGGTTTTACAATTAGGAGAGACAATGAGTGCACCAGATTTCATAGAGTCAAAAGAAAACTACGATATAGCTTTAGCTCTTCAAGAAAAATATTATCAATTCATTGGAAATATAGATTTATCATTAATTTATTTTGCTGAAATGGATGGGTATAGATCAAAAAATGCTCCAATTTATCAAATGACTGGAATGACACAAGAATGGGCTAGAAATCTTTTATCAGGTTTAGGTGAAAGAAAAACTTATTGTTTGGCTGTGTGGTCTGAGCCTTGGAGTGAACTGGAAAAATCCAAAAAAGAGTGGATAATTTTCAAATGCTTATTTATGGTAAGTCCTCAAGGAAATGGTAAAATAAGACCGTTTGATGTTATTGATTATGGTTTTATTGTTGAATATTTCGTCCGTTTAGGATTTGGACCATATTGGGAAGTTAAAGAAGGTTTACCATCTTTGCTAAGTGGAGATGTATTGCCTTTAGTTCTGCCATTGAATGAGGAATAAGATGAGTTTTTACAATAAGTATAGGCCTAAGAACTTTCAAGATATAAAAGGCAAATCAGCACAGATTCTTGATAAGCAAATTAAGCTTGGTAAATCAACTCATGCATACATTCTTTCTGGTCCTCCTGGAACTGGTAAAACTACATTAGCTAGAGTGGCAGCAATATCTCTACTATGTGATGAAAATGATATTGATGCAAAAAACTCTATTATTAACGATGCACATCCAGATGTATTTGAAATCAACTGTGCTGTTAATAACGGTGTAGATCATGTAAGAGAAAATATTGTTCAATTTTCAAGATTAGCACCAACATCAGGAAAGTATAAGATATTTATCCTGGATGAGTGTCATATGCTTACTACACAAGCTCAAACTTCATTAATTAAGCTTACGGAAGAACCACCACCATTTGTCAAGTTTTTCTTTTGTACTACTGACCCAAATAAAATTCTAAGAGCTATTCAAACTAGATGCCAAACATTTGTGATGCAAAAGCTTTCTATCAAAGATTTATCTGAGATACTGGAAGATGTTTGCATCAAAGAAAATTTACCATTTGAAGAAGAAGCTATCATCATGATTGCAAAAGAAGCTAATGGTAGTGCTAGAACTGCATTATCTTTGCTAGAACAAGCCTCAGTTGATGATATATCTGAAGATAACTTAAGAGAATTGTTGAATAGATCACCTAAAAATGTAGCTAAAGATCTTTGTTTTGCAATTGTTAATTCAGAAAGAACTGAAGCTTGTAGGATAATTCAAGCTGCACATCTTGAGGGACGAGATATAGGAAATCTCTTATTGGAGGCTTCTTATGTATTTATGTCAGCTTTGAAGTATTGTGTACTTAAAATTAAGAAGGTAGATAGAGACCCTGACATCGAAATTATCGCTAAGAATGTTCCAACTTCTAAAATTGTTGAAATAACAGAACATTTGTATAATATCTCAAGTAGTATAAGGCAAACTGTCTCAGAGGATCTTGTTGCAATAACAGGAATACTCAAAATTATCGATAAGTGCACTAAACAGGTGTAAATGTTTTAAAAAAGTTAAATGCCTTCGGTAATTTTAATGGCAACCGAAGATCCAAAAATAGTTAGAATAGTTAATAAAGCAAAAAGCGGAGATGAAAGATCATTTAAGCAATTACTTAAGCTTGTAGAGTCAGATCTACGAAAAATTGCAGGACACTTCTATATCTTGGGCGGTGATAGAGAAGATGTAATGCAAGAGCTTAGACTTGGTGTTTTCAAAGCTATAAATTCATATGACTGCACAAAAGATACAACATTTAAAAACTTTTGTGTAAATCTTGTCTGTAAAAGGCATTTAGCCACAGCAATTTCATCAGCTAAAAGAATGAAGAATTCAGTGTTGAATGATTCGATTTCTTTAGATGCTCCTATTATCTTAGGAGATGATGGAAATTTACAAACTTTGGCTGACTTCATTCCTGAAAAACAAAATCCATATGATGAATCTCCGGAATGTGATTTAGTGCGAGATATTATAGTGAGAGAAGAGTTCGACCTGAATTCTAAAAGACTTATTGAAAGACTTACTCCTTTAGAGGCTGAAATATTTCATGAATATAATCATAATTCTTCCTATAAAGAAATTTCAATAACATTAAATGTTCCAGCCAAGTGTGTTGATAATGCACTGACTAGAATAAGAAAAAAAGCTAACGAAGTGTACATCCAATTCAAAAGGGATGAATACAACGATAGCAAGAAATAATAAACAACATTTACAATATTGACTAAGCTTCTACAATGCAGTAGAATGTGTTATGGAAAAATCAATTGTAGATGTTGTAATCGGTATGCAGTATGGAGATGAAGGCAAAGGTAAAATTGCCAATCAAATGGCTGCATCTGGTGATTATGACTTTGTATTTCGATTCAATGGTGGAGGAAATGCAGGTCATACAATTTACCTCAATGGAGAGAAAATTGTTACACATCTTGTTCCTTGTGGTATTCTGCATGGCATTCCTAGTGTCATCGGTAATGGTTGTGTTATCAATACACAAAAATTATTTGACGAACTTGAGTATCTTGAAGGATTTGGATTCGATACATCAATCCTTAAAATAGCAGAAAACGCACATATAATTACTAAAGAACATATTGACGAAGATTCCAAAGATACTAAAATTGGAACTACTCGCACTGGTAATGGCCCTTGTTATAGAGACAAAGTGGCTCGTACTGGAATTCGTGCCAAAGATGTTCCAGAATTAGCACCATATCTTGTTGATATGCATAGTCTTATTCATTCTTCCCCAAAGAAATTTTTAGCTGAAGGAGCTCAAGGTTATTGGCTTGACATTGACTTCGGCGATTATCCTTACGTCACATCATCAAATACAGGAGTAGGAGCAGTACTAAATAATGGTTTCAATTTTAGGCAAGTTCGGAATGTTGTCGGGGTTATCAAATGTTATTCTACCTATGTTGGAGCTAAAGGATATCAAAAACACGACGAGCGATTTGAAAAGCTGCGTGAGATTGGTCAAGAATATGGAGCCACTACTGGTAGACCAAGACAAATAGATTGGCTAAATCTTGATGAAGTAAATACTGCTTGCCAAATGAATGGAATCACTAAACTGATTGTAAACAAAATGGATGTTTTAGCTCAAGTTGAAAATGGCTGGGACTGGTATCAAGATGGTAAATTGCATTTTGTTGATGATGAAGGTTCGTTTATGCTTTGCATAATGAATCAAATTATGAAATATAATCCAGGTATCGAAATTGAATTCCAGGGGCAATTACATTGAAATTTAAGCTTAAGAAATCTGAACACCTAAATAAGTTTCAGCTTGTAAGTAGACTTTCTAAATCAGGTGTTTCTACTCACGAAAATAAGTCAATAAACTCTGACTCATTAGTTTTCTACCATACTGATGAAAAATTGTATTTATATACATCAAACAATGTATCTTCAATATTAATATTTCTTTGTGATATGCCTATTGAGTTTAAGAACTTTGCACTAGAAACAAAATTATTTACTCAGGCATTTGGAAACTTCCCAACAGATGATGTTCAATTTGCTTTTGTAGAAGAAGAAAATCAACTTGTTTTTGGCAACAAAAAAACAAGAGTTGCACTCAAAACTTCTTTGGCAAATGATATCGACGACAGATTATCTAATGAGTTTAGTATTGATAAGAAGTTAGAGTTCAATAAATTAGATACAAAAGATTTACATAACGCATTCAAGTTCACTTCTTTTTCTTGTGCGCCAGATTTTGATGAATACCCATATACATCAATAATGTTTTCTATAGAAGATGATAAATTTAATGCTCAATCTTCAGACAAACATCGTATTTCTATTTATGGAAAACAGGACAGTGAACAATTTAATTACTGGATATCTAAGCACCAAGCTGAGTTATTGAGTGGATTATTGAATAAAGATTCTGAATACACATACTGTATTTCCAAAAATAAAATCATCATTAAGTGGGATGACAATATATTTGTTACGTCATTGGAATCAAATGCATATCAGTCTGTTTTCAATAGCTTCAAGAAGTTTTTCTTAGATTCAAAGTTTATATCTTCTGCTGTGATTGACAAGAATGAGATGACTAAAACTATCAAGTTTATTTCAGGTATATCTGGCTCTCATATATTTCATATAAAAACAGATGGCACAGAAATGACAATTTCAAGTTCTAGTAATGATAAAGGTGCAGTAGCAGACAAAATAACATTAGATGAAGAAATGAAACCATTTGAAGTGTCATTTTTAGTTTCTCACTTTATCAAGGTGTTTGAAATATTATCTCATGACAATATAAAACTTTCTTTTCATGATTACAACGGATATACTATTTGTATAGTTCAAGAACAAAGTTTCAATCACATCATGTTCCCAATGGAGTAAAGAATGTCTAGGATTTATTATGGAGCAAAATTTGAAGTTGTTTCAGCGTTGAAAAACCAGAATCCTAACACTAATATCGTTTTAGTTCAAGATTCCATTCAGCAGCTTAAATCATACTCAAGATTTATTGATGCTGATAAAATTTTCTTACATGATAATCCTGACAATGATTGCATTAAAGCTATACAAAATCAACTTGAAAAGAATTTAGGTATTCATTATCTATTTTTTGATGATGATAATTTCGATGGTAGATTGTCTCTAGTTCAAAAGATAAAAAAAGAGAATAATATCTTTGATTTTTCTTATCCAGTCTTTGGTGATTCAAATTTACTAAGAAGAAAAATATCAAACTATATCCAACTTCAAGATTATCAACTGCACAATAGTTGCTTTGATTGGATAATAAAATATTGTCCCTCATTCAAGATAAAATCTAAAGCTACCAAAAAAGAAAAGATTTGTTATGATCTTGATTTATTGTTTAGAGAACTAGACAAAATAGGTAGTGTCAATTTTGTAATATTGCCTGAACATTTAGAAGATAGTATATTTACCACTGAAGAAGATATATTTATTTTCTTATCTTATCTATTTGAAAAGCAATCAGCCCCTGCATTTATGGTATTTGACAATCTTATATTAAATCTAGGAGAACAAGCTTTACTTCTAATAACACTGTCTCAATTGCTATTTTTATTGTCGGTTTCTAACTGCAAAGAACAAAACATATTTGATTCTGACTCAATAGTAAAGCATACAGAGTTGAGAGATTTATTAGGTAAATATTTGGGTGATGATTGGCAAGATACAAAATACACAGTTAAACCGCAGAATCCTATAAGAATCAAAATTGAATTAGGCAAACAAACTCCATCTACAAAGTCTATTTCTAAAATGATTCAATTTACAATAGATTCAATAGTAAGCACAAGAAACAACAAAGACATATATCTTACTATGGATATGTGGTTGAACAAAATGCTAACTGTATAAATTTTATGTGAATGACAAGTATCAACATATCAATGAACTTATAGCTAAGATCAAAAATAAAAACACTGACGCCTTATCTGAGCTTTTTGATTTCTATAAGCCTTTATTTTTATCTTCTATAAAAAGATGTATTGCTAAAGAGCCTAAATTTTCTGAATACAGAGAAGATATGTTGCAAGAAAGCTTTTTTGTGTTGGAAAAGCTTGTCAATGATTATGATCCAGATCTAACTTACTTCTCTTATTTTATATCTACAAGAATAGATATAAATTTATTTAGAAAATGTCAACATTTGATTGAATCAAATGAAATCATTGAAATCTGTGAAAAATATGAAGCAGTTGACAATGACCCTTTCAATACGTTAGAAACAAAGATAGTTTTAGATGATGCTATTGATATGCTTAATGAGAAGCAAAAAGAAGCAATTCAACTTTATTTCTTTGAAAATTTAGATCAAAATAAGGCTGCTGAAATATTGGGAATTAAACAAGCAGCCTTTTCAAAAAGATTAGCTAGAGCTTTAGAAAATTTAAAAGCAATTTTAGGAGAAGATTTCTTATGCTTTTAGTCTTCTTTGATTGAAAACTTTTGCTTTCTTTTCAGGAGTGAAAGGATCGGTATTTTCTTCTTCTTCAGATTCAAGAGTAATATTTGATTGTGGTTCAGGCTTTAGGGGCTCAAGACCAGGGAAATAACCTTTAGGTCTTTTTCTACTCTCTGCTGGATTAGGGTCTGAGCCTTGTTGAAATGTCCAACTATCTTGAGGTAATTCTTTTCCGGTAAATACTGGAAACACAGTATCAAGCTTTCTCCCACCAGGTACAGGTTCTGTTTGCCCAATCATCCATTCTGAAATATTGGAAATATCTTCAGCGGATGGTGGTTCTGGTTCAATAGGATGTTTAGCAAATGTTTTAGGAGTATTGGGGTCATCAGTGTCTATGACATCAGAATCCAATAAGCCTTGAGCTATGGCATCTGTTATTTTTGTAAAATAATTTTTCAAATATCCTTTTAGAACTGATGTTGAAACATCTTCAATATCAAAAATTAATTCATGGCCTACTCTGATGATATCAGTTTCAGCTTGTTTTAGTTGTTCTTCCAAATCTATTTTTCTTCTGAAATCTAGTGGATCTATACTTTCTAGTTCTCTCTTTAGACTATTCTTTCTTGAAATTAGACTTTTTCGTTTATCTCTTTTAGCAAAAGTTGAAAATAAATCATGAAAAAGCATTTCAAGTTTTATTCTTTGTCTTTCTAATATTTTGCCAATAGCTTCATATGGATCTGGTATTTCAATTTCAGTTCCATCCTTCTTGATAATCTTTCCAAAGTTATCGGCTCTAAATTCAGGAGTAGCATCTTCCATCATTAATCTTTGGAAATTTGTACCACCTGACATTAAGTGCACTTTTTCATAAACAATGTCATGAATCCATTGTTCTTTGGCAGCTTCATATATTTTTTTGGACATTGTAAGTCCTTGAATTCTTGAATCAAATAAAGATTTTAAATATGGAATGTCACCATGAATTCTTGCATACAATTCAGGTGGGCTCATTACATAAGCTTCTGATTCAGTGAGTTCAGGGTTTAATGCTATAGGCTGTATCATCATAGAATCACCCACTGCCAAGTAATGTAAGGCATGAGCTATTTCATGTCTTCTTGTTGACTCAGTAAATCTGTATGCATCAATACCTAAACTAGAAGCTAATCCTTTATGATGTTCTAAAGAATCATATGCATCGGTTCTTATAATAATTGCTGGTAATGGTTGACCTGATTCTGTAGGAAATCTTGGAACAAAAACTCCTCTCCATAAACCACTAGTAAAATCAATAGTTTCAATTTGCAACTTTGTAACTTTGTTTCTTTTTAGAAAATCTTGTAAGCTATTAGCATCAAATTCAAGAATAATCATATTTGATGCATATTTTTCTAAATCTTCTTTTGGTACTGTAGAATAAATTCTTTCTTGTTCCATTCTTTGAAGATAACTAGTTTGCCAATTTGTAAATGTTTGTGCAGCTGACATTTGCAAATCATATTTTTTTCTTTCTTCTGGAGTTGGATTATCCCCTAACACAGGTTCTCTATAGCTGTTATCCTTATCAGGGTTCATAACCATTTCAAAAGCATTTATTTTTCGAATAACATTTTCTGAAATTGCCTTTTCTAAAAGTTTCAATCCACTTTTTAAAATAGATTTTTGTGCTTGAGTGCTTTGTTGAGTTGCTTGTTGTACTTTAACTTGTCCAAGCCTATCTATTGCTTTTTGAGTAAAATTAGTTAATCTTTCAGGATGTTTTGTAAGATACTCTTCCATTACTTCAACAGTAGAAAATCCTCTATACATCCATTTATCAGCAAGTTTGTCGCCTTGCTTATGGCACCAATCTACAAATAATTCATCATTCAATAATCGATCAACAATATCATTTTTTAAGTCGGTTGAACTTATGTATTCTTGAAATGAATATAGTAAGACACTATCAGTATAATCACTTTCATTATTAGTGGCACCAATTTTGTTTCTAAAATACAAATAAAGTTGTATATCTTCTTTAGCACCTGTCAATAGAAAAATATTACGCAACTCATCATTGAAAAACATATTAGTGTTAATGATAGCTTCATACAATTCAACTAATTTTTCAAAAGACAAACCTGATCTTGAAAGAAAGCTAATTTTTTGTTGATTAGCCTTAAGTACATCTTTAGAAGGTGTTTCATTATCAATATATTCTACTAATGTTTCAACAGACGAATATCTATCATAGTTTGGATCCTGTTCTAAAGCACGTCCAATAATTTCTTGTCTTGCATAATTATTTTCATTTTGTCCATTATTTTTAACATCATCGCCTCTGATAATGTACATTAATGACGCTGGATCAATGCCTATTCCACTTGCATTTAATAGATTCAATGTGTTATAGCCAATAGCAAATAATTCCTTAATTTCATATTGCATCGCTTTTGGATCAGAGGTATGACCACCCAATAAAATTGAAAGTGCACCAAGTCTTTTTTCACAAATTTTAGCAGCTTTTGACATAAATGTTAATATGACTGAAGTGTCATCATCTGGCGTTCCTATATGTCTAAGGTGAGTATTTACAAATTTTACTAGATATTCTATGAAAACTCTTAAATCGTAAGCACTGTTTTCCTTACTTGATTCATATAACTTAAGTATTCCAGAATTATTTATAAATCTTATAAACTCACGCAAGTCATAAATGCTTGGCATTTTATCTTCATTACTAAAATTATAATCTTTGAATGTTTCCCTAAAAGTGCCTTTCCAATCAATGGATTTGCCTTTTAAAACATCATAGGCTTCAGCGGCTTCGACAATCTTCTTATATCTTTTAAAATTCCACATAGTATCAATATTATTTTACAAGTACGCTCAGTTTACCTATGGAATATTTTCCAGATATCTATGTACTATATAGATATGTTCCACAAAAACCCTTGACATTCTATAAACACGTCTAGGGTATTTTTTATTTAAGGGGAGAATCACTGTGGTTGAAAAAAATATATCCGATGACATGATTTATAATTGGCGCAATGAATTACGCGCTCATAGTGATGGCGTATATGTTGTGGCTAATTCCCAAGCAACTAAATATAGAAGTTTAGGTTATGGAAAGTCAGAAGTAGTTGAGCTTTTAGCAGCTGACAATTTTGATTTAGATGTGGCCAATAGAGTAGCATCAAAACTATTCGATACTCCAGAGACTGCTACAAAAGTTTCAGTACAAGTTGCTGTTGTTCCTACTAGATACGAAGACTGTGTTCCAGTTATTGAAAAAAGCCTTGAGAAATACAGTGCTAGAGAATTTGTAAAAAGACTTTGCACAGGTTCTCATGCAGTTGTAAAAACTGATGAAAAGGGTTTAGGATTTTGGCAGAGAGTTGCTGATATTGCTAAATCTACTTCACAAGGTAAAAATCACTTACATGCTGCTCTTAAGCCTTTTGTTGAAGAAGCATTATTGAATTCAGTGTTGATTGCTCAATCTGAAAAGTCTGAAATCAAAACTGCTTCCAAAAATAAATATGTTGTCAGCATGAGAAAAGGTACAGCTGAAGTTGATTTAAACAATGGAACTTCCACAAGTGCTAAATATACAGAAGGCAACTATGCTGACTTTGGTTTAGCTGATGAATTTATGGTTAGTGCAGTTGAAACTGTTTCTCCGTATGAAAGACTCAAAAGAGCTTTAAAAGATTAATCATAATCTAGAACTTAAACAAGCCGCTTTTTCAAGCGGCTTGTTTTGCTTTGTATAAGAAGATTAACATGGCTGATGAATCTGAAGAAATTGTAGGGAATATAATCCCTGCGCAAGAGATAGCTAAACCTTCCAGAATGTTTAGTATGCTCAAAGAGGGTGAAAAACCTTTAGCACCTGTTCCTCCCGATAATATGAGTGATATTTCTTATCCTCAGTTTATAGAACCAAGGTGCTCTATTTGCACATCTGCATTTCGTGATATAGCTGAGCATGTTTACCTTGAGAGTGGAAAGAAACCTCAAGCAGTAATTAACTATTTCTTTAAATACTATGATGCTAAATTAAACTGGGTTCAAATCAACACTCATATGGAAAACCATTGTGATTTTAAGAAAATCGCAACATCAGGTTTAAAAAACTATGAGCAGAGAGAAGAACTTATTGCACCATGGATTTTTAGAGAACATCAATTGGCTCTCACTGCTCTACTAGTTGAACTTGATGATATTAGAGGTATGGACTGTACTAAAAATAATGACATGAAGCTTCGAAGAGCTGCTATGGTTGAGAAACTTATTTCTAAAATTCTCAATCTTAAAGAAGCAAGAGACAATCAAGGTATTTTTGCCATTAATGTTTTTGAAATATTGATGGATTTACACGAAGATATGGAATCAGAAACTGATAAAAGAAAAATTCGTGACAAAATCGTTCAATTGAAAGCTAAGATACAACAGGACAACTAATGAATTTTTCACTTAATTTTGACACAGTAAATATTGACCAGTACTTGAAGATGTTAGTGGCTGAACATCATTTAGGAACTAATGATTATTGTATGCACGATAGGAACTCAGATTATTGGGATATTCTTATAGCTCCCGCCAAGAATTCAGATTACAAGGTTGCATTAGATTTTGGAACTTCATTAGGGAGAAATGTTACCAACTTATCAGAGCTTGGTAATTTTCAAGAAATTTATGCCACAGACTTAAGCACCAAGAACATAGATAAATGTACCAATAGCTTTCCATCAAATTGTCATTTTGTATTATCTGATGGTCAGAAAATGCCTTATTTTGAAGATAACAAATTTGATTTCATTATATCTACTCTTGTTTTTCAACATATTCCGGTAAGAGATTTAAGAAATATGTGGTTTAAGGAAATTTACAGAGTATTGAAGCCTGGTGGAACATTTACTTTTCAAATGGGCTTTGGAAAATCTTTAAATGAAAGAGCTTTTCCTAATCATTTTTTCTGCTTGATGAGAACTGGAACTCTCACTGTTCCTAGCGCTTTACCATGCGCAAGCTATTTTGAAAATATTACTGATGCAATTGGTTCTAATGGTGAATACGATGTCAAAGTTACAAATCCAGTTCCTTTAATGGATGATTTAAAAAGATTTGGTTTTAAAGCAGAATATCAAATTAAGGATGCATTTGACGATTATATTCACACTCAATGGATTTATGTAACTTGTACTAAATGAGAAAGCCTAACCCTATAAAAGCGCAACAATTTGATGTGAAAAATCAAATGTTGCAAAAAGCAAACGAGGTATCAAAATTCCTCAAAGATCAAGGATATGCGTCTGAGTTTAGTGATGACATTATGCCATCAGCTAGAGTTGAAGTTCCTCCACCTCCAAAACCAGAAAAAACAAATTTCAACCCTGACCAAAATGTTGACATTATTACTTTTATAGAACATCCATATTTTTGTAATTTGAAACCACACCCTTGGCAAAGACTCATTCTTAAATGTTTTTATATGGGTCAAGAAGGCAATACAAATATAGAAATTGAAGATGTTCCTGAAGAAAATAGAACATCTTGTGAAGGTTGTGTATGGGAGCACATTAGAGACAATGAAATAGATGTGCTTCAAAAGAAAAGACAAGGCAAAATTGTCAAAGCTTTATTCACTGTAGACAATTCACCGTGTTTACAATGCTCTCATTTTGATGAGCAAGTTAGAAAAGAAAGATATGAAGATGCAAAGTTAGGTGCTACAAACTTTGATGCCTTGAGATTAATTGACACACTCATTGAGAGACCAATCATAAATGCATTTCAATCAGAAAAAGATTTATTATTTTCTGAAGAATTTGATACTAAGCTTAGAATGCAAGTTATGGAAAAATGTACAAAACGATTCAAATTTCAAGAATTAGTTTTAGTACTTGGAAGACGTTCTGGCAAATCATTCCTTGTATCAGCTATTGCACTGTATGAACTTTATAGATTAATTATGATGGGCCATCCACAAGCTAGATATGGCCTTATGGAATTTGACCAGATTGTTCTTCTTAATGTTGCTAGAAATGAAGAACAGGCTAAGAACGCTATCTTTTCAAAAATAAAACAAACTGTTTTATCTTCTCCATTTTTCCAACCATACATTGGCAAAGATACTGAATTGGAGATGAGATTTCTTACTGACAACGATATCAAGGAAAATGAAAGAAGAACTGTTCAGGGATTAAATCCTTTTGCTGGATCTTTAGTTTTAAAATGTGGTTCAAGTAGTGCATCAGGTCTTGTTGGTTTAACTTGTTGGTGCATAATCATGGACGAAATTGCTGCTATGGCAGGTGATAACCCTGATTCAGGATTAGATTATGCCCTTTATGATGAACTAAAGCCATCTTTAGCTACCTTTGGCAAAGATGGAAAGATGATGATGCTTTCCAACCCTAAAGGCCCTATTGGATTATTGTATGATCTTCATGAAAACAGACAAGAAGATCCCACTACATTGGTTATGAGACTTCCTACTTGGTTGGCTAATCCAAACATTGCAAAAGAATTTCTTGATAATGAAAAGAAGAAAAATCCTACAGAATTTCAAATGCAATATGGTGCTGAGTTTGGAGCATCATCATCTGATCCAATGTTTACCCCTGATTCTGTCAATAGCATGTTTAACAGTATGTCAATGGTTCCAAGAAGAGAATTTGGACAATCATTGACAGAATATTTTTGTCATCTAGACCCTGCAAGAACTAGTGACTATTATGCTTTAGTTATTGCCCACACAGAAAATATTATGGGCATGTATGGGCCTGACAAGCAGCCCATGAAAAGAGTTGTAATTGACCATATCCATTTCTGGAATCCAATGACAAAAAATCAACCAGTTTCAGAAAGAGAAGTAGAAGATTATGTTATTGACTTGCACCAAAGATTTAAGTTCACACAAGTTTCAATTGATCAATGGCATTCACAATCTTCAATACTCAAATTAAAATCAAATGGAGTAAATATTGTTGAAAGACAATTCAATAAAGAATATAAAGAAAAAATATACACTGAACTTTCACAACTTATCAGAGAGGAACGCATTGATATTTATGATTTGTCAGGCGGAGCTTATCTTGATTCTGTTGGCAATAAGATACCACTAAATGAAATCCAAGAAGCAAAAACTCAGTTTTTGTTTTTGCAAAAGAAATGGAAAGGTAAAAGATACTATATCGAATCCCTTTCTGGTTACAAAGATGATATTTGTGATGCAGTAGCTGCTGTCTCTTATGAATGTCTGACAAATAGAATACAATCTAGATTACCTTCATCAAAATTTGTAAGTATAGGAAGGTTTAAGTAAACTTTTTTATATAATAAACAAATATGTCTTCAAATATTAAAACAGCTCAATTTGGTGGTGTAGGTGGTGGATATTCTAATTCATATTCACCTGGCGCTAGTCCATTGACCAAAGGCTCTGGTAGTGGACCTGGTGGAGTCAACATTAACAATGATGATAACAATACCCTAAATAGACAAATTGAACGCACTCATCTCGATATGGATATGAGTGATGACAATATGGAATCTAGGTTAACTCATCAGCACAAATATTATGAAGAAAATAAAAATTACAAGCTAACTCCCGAAGAGAGACTGCGCGAAAAATTCAGAGCTAAATTGCATCAAATGCATGAGGAAATGCAAAAACATGCAGATTCACTATACAAAAATAGCCCTGAATATATAAATAAGAATTTCCAACCTAAGCCTGAACATATTGAAACATACGAAACTCAGTTAGAAAAAAGACATCTGTACAAGGCAAAACAAAAATTTGATTTTGAAGATGAAATAGTTCCACAGATAAAACCATCAAGAGTTCATTACTCTATTTCAGAAAATGACATAATTAAAGTTGCTCAAGAAATTCAAAAAACAAGAAGAAATAGACTTACAGATTTTGAAGAGCCAACTTATGAAAGTGAAGACCCAATTCCAGAACAAATGGGTGATTATTCTCCTATAGGCAAAACTCCTACATTGAAAAATTTTGTTCGTCCATCAGATTTAAATGATTATTTTCAAGCACAAATGAATGAAAAAACTCCTGATGCAGATGGATTTAATGAATATCAACTTAAAGATACAATATTAGATTATCCTGATAGAGATACTTTACCAAATGTCTACCCTAGAAGTGAAATAGCTAACGAACCAGCGGACAATGGTATTTTGAAAATGAATCCTGGTGTTTCTATTGAGGGAAATTTAAATCCTGAAAGAAATAAGACAACCAGGTTTGACAGAAACAATATCACCAAAGAAGATGGTGGTGTTGAAGAAGTTTATGATGGTTCTGCCTTCTTTGGAATACATACACCATCTACATACTCATAATATGTAAAAACATATTATGTATGATTATTTGATTATAGGAGCTGGATTATTTGGCTCTATATTTGCATACGAAGCAAATAAAGCTGGTAAAAAAGTATTAGTTATTGATAAAAGAAATCATATAGGTGGAAATTGTTATTCAATTCCATTTGACGATTATCATATTCATCGATATGGCCCACATATTTTTCATACATCTAAAAAATATATTTGGGATTATATCAATCAATTTTCTTCATTCAATAATTATTCCCATAGAATAAAAGCTCATACTGATGATAGATTATATTCTATACCTATAAACTTGAATACATTTAATCAAGTTTGGCCTGATGTAAATACTCCAGAACAAGCTAAACAAAAATTATCTCAAGAAATTATCCCATGTCAAAACCCTGAAAATCTTGAAGATCATATATTGTCTCAAGTTGGCCCTACATTATATAAAAAATTCATTTATGGATATACCAAAAAACAATGGGGCAAAGATCCAAAAAAATTACCAGCTTCAATTATAAAAAGGCTACCAATAAGATTTACTTTTAATGATAGATGGTTTCATGACAATGATGTTTATGAAGGCATTCCTACAAATGGCTACACACCCATATTTGAAAAACTTTTATCAGGTATAGAAGTGCATCTAAATACTGATTATTTTGCAGATAGAACATACTTTGATTCATTAGCTAAAAAAATAGTTTATTCAGGGCAAATTCAACAGTATTTTGACTACATGTATGGGGATTTAGAATACAGAACATTAGAATTTAAGGATTTCAAGATACAAGCTGAAGATTATCAGGGTGTATCAATTATAAATTATCCCTCTAATGATGTAGCTTGGACAAGAATTATCCAGCATAAACATTTTCATTTTAGTAAATCACCAATGGATTTTATTACATATGAATATTCAAAGCAATACAATAAAAATGATCCAAATCAAATTCCTTATTATCCAATCAACACTGAAGAGAATAATCTTATATACAAACAATACAAACTTTATGCTGAAAAAGAACATTCAAAATTGATTGTTGGTGGAAGATTAGGTAACTATAGATATTATGATATGGATATGACTATAGGAAATGCCTTGACTACTGTCAAGAAAGAACTTGAAGGAATTTAGCTTCATTACCAGTAAAGAAGTTTATTATGGACTTTGTCAAATTACAAAAACTTGTGAAATTAGCTCACAATTTAGACTTGAATGGTGAGTATAAAAAAGCTGATAAAGTTTTTGTAAAATTATCTTCGTATTTACCAGAACAGTCAGTCACACAAGTTCAAAATGTTCAACAAGTTGATTTAAGTGAAGACAGTGTTCTTCTAGATGAAATTAATGAAAACTGGAAAAATTATTTTGATAAACATCCTCCTTTAGTTGTTAAAGAAACTAAAGGTAGACCAGCTGCAAAAGATGATATGAGCCAAGAAGCTCAAATGCATGGTTCTCAAACAGATGGTGCAGCAGCATATGACCCTGGCAATCCAGCATCAAGTCCTAGTATGCAAAATGATTTATCGAGATTTGAATGGGACAATATGCGTGATGAAAATCACCCAGAGTACGACAGAATCCCAGTTAGATAGAGGAAAAGAATATGCCAATTCCAATTAAACCAGTACACAGCTTAGATTTACATGCCGAACTATTTGATGGACCTTCTATGGAGGGTTTAGGATTGTCTGATATCCAAATTCAAATGCTTGGTATTTCAAATGCTCCTAAGAAAGAAGCATCTGTAAAGCTAAGCGACAAGTATATTACTATGCTTAAAGCTATTGACCAAAATATTAATGAAATTGTAACTGCTGCTAATATTTTTGTCAACAATCCTGAAACTAAATTTTGCAGTGTGCCAAGTGAAATTTCTGATAATGATTTACTTTCTCTTAAAACAGCTGGCTTAATTTCAGGCAATGGAAGAACAGTGAATCTTACAGAAAGAGGCAAGCTAACCCTTAGAGATTTTTATCTTAGCACCGAAAATACTAATGAATTTAGAAAAGCACGTACTAAAGATAAATTTGATTTAAATGAAGCTCGCGAAGTCAAAGTAGCTAATACTAAGTTTAAAAAAGTAGCTTCATGACTCACTAGTTTTGACAATCAGTTTGATGTCAGATTTGTAGCAGATACAGAAAAAACTAGAAGAAAAGGCTTGATGTTTGCTAAGCCTTTAAAAGAATATGAAGTAGTTTACTTCATATTCGATTACCCAGATGGATATTCGTTTTGGAATAAAAATGTAGATTTTCCATTAACTTTAGCTTTTTGCGATGGTGATGGAAAGATTTTAGACTTCAAAGATTTGGATGCTAACAGTGAAAAATCTGTTGGTCCTGATTCTAACAAAGTAAAAATTGTTGTAGAAGCTAATAAAGATACATTTGAAAAACTAGGAATTAAAGTGGGTGACAAGTTAATTTTGAAGGATAGAAAATTAATTCTAGATAAAAAAACTAAATGAATACATTAAAGGTTATAAACCAAAAATTTTAGAAGGTTTTAATGTATTCTTTCTTGAGGAGAAAAAATAATTATGGCAGATAGAATCTTCCCAAATACCTTCAAAGAGGAACCATTGGATTCTGATTTGGTTTTCAAAGGTATCGATTGGGACAATTTCAACACCAAGCTTGCAGAAGTTAAGAATGGTGAGCACAACAACGAGCTTCCAGAAGAATTCAGAGAAATTCTTGCTAAAAAGAATTCTGAAGACATGCCTAAAGAAGTTGAAGAAAAGTTCGAAGAGAAGAACAAAGAAAATGACAAAAAAGATGGCAATCTTTCTAATGTTCCTGAAGGTCTTCGCGATCATGTAAGAAAAATGCAAGAAAAAGCTAAAGGCAAGAAATCTGAAAAATCTGAAGAAGAGTCAGAAGATCACGATGAAGCAAGTGAAAAGGGCAGCATGAAGAAGAAAGCTTATCACTTTACTCATCCTGCACAACTCACAGCTGAAGCTATTGAAGCTGCTCAGTCTTCAGGTAATGAAGAATTAGTAAAAGCTATTGTTGCAGCTAGACATGAGAGAAGAGTTAGATTAGCTAGCAAAATCGAAGAAAAGGTCGCTGAAGAAGTTGAGATTAACGAAAAGTTAGCTCAAAGAAAAGCTTACAGAGAATCTTTGGTAAACAAAGTAGTAAAAGCTGAATCATCAAAGCGAACCAGAACATCTTCTTCTGATGATTTTGTAAAGGTATCAAACATGTCAAATTCATCCAAAAAAGTATTTGCTGCTAAGGCAATTGCTCAAGGCTTCCCACAAGAATATGTTGAAGCAATGCTTGGCAATAATGAAACCATTAAAGCTGACAACACTGAAGAAATCAGAAATGTTATGTCTTCAGAACTTTCACTCAACATCAAGAAGTCCGCTGTTTCATCAATGGTCAAGGTTGCTAAGCTTACCGATGCTGATTATTCTAGATTAGTTAGCTATTGGAAGAATGAACTTGGCTATGGTGACCAAGAGTGGATTGACGCATTATTCACCAAAAAGTACGACAAATAATCCTCAAGAATAATCCCAGGGAGATTTTCTCCCTGGGATAAAACTGTGGAAAAATATATTACCAGGAAAATTATATAACATGAGCAAGTTCAGAAAAGTAAATGAAACTGAAAATATACCAAGTTTCATAGAAAAAAGATTTATTGGAGCTTCAGTAGAAATTGACGAAGATCCATATGCTGAATTAAAAAAGAACTCTACCGAAAATAGAATGAAAATTTCTAAGCAACAAATCGGTATGGAAAAAGAAGCTACAAGTCTTGCAAAATCCTGGGAGAAGATTTCTGGTGCTTCTATGTATGATGATCTTCGACCACAATCTTTTGAAGAAAGACTTGCTAACCTTGAACCAGGTTCAATTAGAAGATCAGACTATGCCACTGATAATGGCGACAATGTAAGAACAACCACAAGCGGTTTGAAGGCATTCTCCTCTGAAGATTACATGAATGCAATGCTTTCAAGATCTGCTTCTATTTTCAACCCAGATATGATTGCTATTACAGAAGAATTTTTGAATAGCCAAGCTGAAACTTCTAACCAAGCTGTTGCTGATTTAGCACAAAAAAGAGAAGCTAAAGCATCAAGACATAATACTTGGGAAGAGAAGCAACTCAATACTATCAGAAAATCTAATGTTGTTAATTCTAGAGCTCATTCTATTTTGAGAACTTCTAACGATACAGAGTCAAATTCCCAATTTGGAATGATTGATCCTAATCTTCTTGATGCAAGAGAAAATATGAGATTTGCTAATCAAGAAAAGAATAGAATGGACAGATTAGCAATTAAGAAAAACAATGAAGAGAATATGAATTACAATTCTCAACAAAGAGCTAAGACAGTTTCTGAAATCTATAGCTCTATTGATTTGAATTTTGACGATTTAGACTAATAATGGAACCAAATGCTAATAGCGATATCCCTTTAGCCTCAAATCCAGCCACAGCTGAGAAATTGGGGCTAAATAACCAGCTTTTGAATGGCTCTGATGAAACTAATGGTCTTTCACCAAAAGAATTATCAGGGTTTCTTACTAAAGTTGTAAATGGTTATAAGGGGGAAGCGATGACTTCAGAGCTAGAGCAGTTTCTTGCTAAAGCAAAAAATGATGAAGTTATCGATGCTTTAAAGAAAATAGGAAATGCAGAAAAGTTTTACGAAACTAATGAAACACCTATTACAGATCCATCTACTGGTAAACAAGATCCTAAAGCATCAGAATTAGCAACAAAGTTATTAGAAAAAATTAAACCACTTATAGAGGCTAAGAGAATGTACAATCACAGAATTGCTCAAACAGTTCAAAAGAAAAAAAAGAAAACTAGAGGCAACCCTTTTAGAGTTTTAATGGGAAAAGTTGGAAAACTTTTAGACCATGGAATTGAAAAGACTGATATTGTACGTTACTTAGCTAAATTGAAGTATTGGAATGGCGAAACAATTGAAAGAGCTGTTGATATTGTTCGTGACTACAATAAGAAAAAGAAAACTAAAGAAACTAAAACTAAATCTACTTCCAAAAAAGAAGTGGTAAAAGATGTTATTGAAGACACTAAGAATCATAAAGAATCTTCATACAACAGTAATATTAAGGTAGCAGCTTTGGATTATGACAAAGCTCCCGATTTTACTAAAAGATCTACTCCTGAACTAATTATGAGAGTATGTTATCTTCTTGATGTAGTAGAAGATAATAAATCTACTATTCAAGTCAAAGATATGGACAAAAATGTAGATAAGAAATCAGCAAAATCACAACTCAAGGAAATTAGAACAGCTCTTGAAAAGCGTGGTTTTGATAAGGATGATTTATCAAACTTAGGATTGGGTATATAAAATGAGCGATGGATATAAATTAAAAATAACAACTGAAAGTCCTAAAGCAATTAAAGAATTGGGCGGTGATAGCTTATTTTCTATGCTTGGTGACGTGATTCACTCTATCAAAAACCAAATGATGGATATGCCTTTTATGCCATCAGAATCCCCTTTCTTTAGTTTGAAAAAAGCTGATTTTGATATTGATGACCCAATAGTTAATAAGTTTTTTGGTGATGGTGGTTTTGATCTAGTTAATAAAGCAAAGGGCATGGATTCAAACAAAGCTCATGCTCATTTTGTAATGTGTTATCAAAATCTTAATAACTTTAGATTAGCAAATTTAAGAAACAATATTAGAACTGCATACAATAACTTACAAAATGCTTCAAACAATAAGAATGATGCAGTTAAGATGGAAAGAATTGCTAATAATGTAGAAAATAAATCTACTGGTTATTGGCAAATAGAATCCTTAAAAGCAATTGATAGTGCTGTTAAATTTGCATCTGTTTCTGAAAAGAAAACTCTAAGATTTGCTAGAGCTTTAACACTTAGAGGCGAAAAAGTTTATCTTGAGACAGCTTCTGAACTAATCAAAGATATTTTTGAATTAAACACACCAAAAAATAACACTAGATTAGCTTACACAACTCTTTCGACTCAAGACAATGAACCATATTTACTTTGTCCTAAAGGCAACTTTCAGGGCAAAGGAGCTGTTCCAATGGAAATTAGCAAATGTAGAGATAACTGCATTGACTCTAGAGTAGCTAAAGATGGAACTGTTTCATGTGCTTATCAAGATTGGCTCAAGGTAGCATTTGAACCTCATGCTAAAGTTATGAGTAGATTAGATGTTCATCATAGCCCAGATAATGAAGAAAATGCTCTTGAACTTAAAGAAGGCGAAAGAAGCAAGAAACTTACTGAAGGTGAGTTTGGCTACGAAGCAAGATTTGATAAAAGCAATCAAGGTGCCAATGCTATGAGAGGAAAACAAAACCTCACAGAATCAACAGAGAAACAACTTTCTGATAATAAGTCAGCGCAATGGGGTCATCAAGAGAAAGAAACAGCTAAAAGACCTAAGCAAGCACAAACTGACCATACAAAAGTCATCAATGATCAATTGCCAAGAGAAAATCAAAAAGGCGAATCTTATTTATCTGAATTGCTAGATATGCTTAATAGGAAGAATAAGAAATCTGATTATGACAATGTTAGAGAATATCAACTAGAACATGATGGATTACAATCTCATAGAGAAGAAATGAAAGAAAGCTATTCTGACCAACTAAATGCAGATTGGGATGAAGAGCCTGTCAACTACAGAGATGTTCTCAATGAAGAAAAAGAAGAACCAAAAGATTCAATAAGCAATCAGTTAAATAAAAATATTTCAACAGCATCAAAGAAAAAAGAACTTTCTCAAGAAGAAATTTTAGAAGATAGTAGAAGAAATGTCAAAACAGATGACACAAAAGAGATGCAACTGAAAGAAAAAAGAACATACAAATCTGATAAAGATATTGACAAAACTATCCAAGCATTATTAGAAGATGATGATTATCAGCAATTTTCTGATGAAGATTTAAAAGAATTTGCATCTGAATTAGGATTAGACTCTTATTTGGAAGATAAAAGAAACACATACAAGTTGGAGCCATAAAATGTGGTATAGAATTGTCAAAGCACAAACACAAGGCTTACCATCTAGTGAGTTGGAATCTCATGCTCAAGAAATTGGTGTAGTTCCAGAGAGATTCTATCCTGAATTGCAACAAGTTCTTGAAGAAATTGGAATGTCACCTGAGCATTACAATGACCTTCCGGAACACGCACAGAAAAGCATATGGGATATTATTGTTCACAAATTAGATAAAAATACATATAATCCTGTAAATGATAGCGACACTCCAGGATTAGATGCAGAGCAGGCAAGAAGACATTCCCCTTATCACACGAACCCAACTTTTACAACCCTAGAAGAGCAATTAGATGCAACCAGGCATGACACTGTTGATAGTGTTCCAAACAATATGCAACAAGCTGAAAAGGGCAAGGGTGGAGAATTTTTACTCAATGGTAATGGATACCCACAAAGAGCTAAGGGTTATGGTAACCCTGCAATCTTTATGGATAATCTCTCATCCATCAAAACAATGGTATAATATTTGTTATGGCAAAACGAACATCTCTAGCACAAGCAATTAGAACTTCAGCTCATCAAGTGACTGGAGAAACTAGTAAAGGTCGTGAATTTGCTCAACAAGATAGAAATTATGCCAACAGTAGAATAAATGCAGGTTTAGGACCTAGTGTTAGAACTTCTAGTGTAAACTCGATAACAACATCTCCTAACTTTTATTCACCATTCTTAACACCTTCATCATTTCAAATTCCAAATGCTCGACGTGAAGTATATCTTTGGGCTAACTGGTGGAGAAATAATGAGCCAAAAGTAGCAGCTGCTATGAACTTCTATACAAACTATCCTTTTTCGGGATGGAAATTAGATTGTTCCTCTACATATGTCAAGGACTACTTTGAAAAACTTATTGAAAAACTTAATTTTCAAAAATGGCTTCCTGAAATTTCCAAAGTTTATTATTTACTTGGTGATGCATTTGTTTTACTTTCCATAGAATGCCCAAATTGTGGTGGTAGTGGATGGAATGAAGATAAGAATGAAGAATGTAAGCATGATGGAGCTTCTTGGAAATCTATATCTATCTTAAATCCTGATGCTGTTCTTAAAACACCAGGCATGATTGACCAACCAGGTTCTTATTCCTATAGACCATCTGCTGAAGAAGTTAGAATTGTAAACGAAAGACAACCTAAAGAAGTTTATGATTCTATTCCAGACAGTATCAAAAGAATGATTATAAAGGGTGAACCAATCAAGTTGAACCCTATTTCAATCCACCATTTTAAACATGGCTCTAATCCATGGGAAGACTACGGTACATCCTTAATTAGACCACTTTTCCCTGTGCTTACTTACAAGGATAAGTTAAGACAATCTCAGTTTCTTATTGCTGAAAGATTAGTTTTACCAATCAAGGTAGTAAAAATTGGTAGTGATACAAGACCAGCATCTCAAGAAGATATTGATAATGTACAGGATGAATTGGCATCTTTAGCCAACGATCCAAACCTTACATTAGTTACACACCATAATTTTGATTTGGAATGGTATGGAGCAACTGGAAAGATTCATGCTTTAACTGGTGAATTTGAAATTATTGATGGTGAAATTTTAGATGGTCTTATGCTTTCAAAGGCATTATTAAATGGAGAAGGCCCAACTTATGGTAATGCTCAAGTTGGTCTTCTTGCTATGCAACAAAGACTTGAAACATTTAGAAGAGAAGTTGCCCACTGGATTGAACAACAAATTTTTAAACCAGTAGCTGAATGGAATGGATTTGTTGTTGAAGGCGAAAGAGGCCAAGACGAGATTGTATTTCCTAAAATTTCTTTTGATGACTTAAATCTTAGGGATGATTCTCAAAAACTTCAAATTATGGCAACTGCTAATCAGCAAGGTGTTATTTCCAATACTTCATTAATCGAAGCTTTTGGACTTGATGTTGACCAAGAAATTGAAAGATTGAGATACGAGCAGGGTTCATCCTTTATGAAGGAATCTAATTTTGGAAATCCTAGCTTTAGCATGAACATACAATCAGGACCAGTTACAGGTATGGGCTTTGGTGCTGCTCCTATGGGAGCACCAGGCATGGCTCCTGGAATGGCACCTCCAGCTGCTGAAGCAACAATGGGTCTCACTCCTCCAATAGCTTCAACCAAAGAACAAAACTATAGATTAGCTTCAACTATCATAAACGAATTATATGATGAAGCTGTTCAGCATAAAAATAATACTATAGGTAAGAGATTTGCTTCTAAAAGATTCAAATCAGCTGCACATGAAGATTTTATTAAGTCAATCATGCCTGTCACTGGTAGAGGAATGCACGGACCAATTCCTGAGAATTATGATGGTTTGGGTGGCAATTTGTATGTTCCATTTTTAGGTGGAGATGCAAGTGAGCCATTGAACTTTGAAGCACATTTTGAGCTAAGAAGTATACATGCATCTTCAGATGAAGAAGTGAGAAAAGTCATAGCTGCTAAAACTGAAAAGCAAACGCCAAAACTTTATACTTCATTAGAAAAGAAACTTTATGCTTTATTGATGTCACTCAATATGCCTCATCCTCTATATGCTCAATATTCAGCTGGACCAAATTTTGATTATCAACTTGATGCAGCTATTCCATCTTTAGGTATTGGTATTGAAGCTGATGGTGAAATATGGCACAACAATTTTGACAAAATTACTAAAGATAGAAAAAGAGATTCTGAATTAGCTAACAATGGCTGGATTATTGTTAGATTTACTGATAAAGAACTAAATGATCATCCTAACGATTGTATTAAAGTTTTAACTAATGCAATTCAAAAAAGGACAAATCATACAAAAGAAAAAATTACTTTATAAGCATAATATGCTTCTATTTTTCTAAACCCGTCGATTTCGACGGGTTTTGTTTTGTAGGTTTTAAAGGAATAAATCCAGAACATAAAAAATTAGTTCGTATATTCATAAGGAATAAAAATATGTATAGGATTGCAAAAGGTGGCGCTATAACTATCAATAGTTTCTTGAATGAAGCAGATAGGAAAGTAGCTAGAGAACATATGTTAAGAACAGCTTCTACAACTATGAGAGAGGCTGCAAAAATTGGCTTGCAATCATTATATGCAGATCCAAAAGAAGTACTTGAAAAGTATAAAGATTTTGACATTGTTAAAGAAATGCAAGCTCGTAAAGGTGCAAAACTTTTATGGGTTAGAGCTAGAGCTATAGATGCTGACACTGTAAATGCAAATGGTGACTATTTCTCCAAAGAAGAACTACTCAAAGAAGTAGAAATCAAAGGGGAGAAAATTCCAGCTTATAAAACTTTTGAAGGCGTACCAATTTACACCAACCACAAGAATGATGACATAGAACAAGCCAAAGGTATGGTTGTTTATGCTGAGTGGAATGAAGAACAAAATTGTGTTTACTGTACTTTTTTTGTAGATGAAGAAGCATATCCTGACATTGCCAGAAACATTAGAACTGGTGTTATCCATGATGTATCAATGGGTTGTTCTGTTGACTATGGTATTTGTTCAAAATGTGGAAATAAAGCTTTTACTGAAAAAGATTATTGTGAATGTTTGAAAAAGTACAAGGGCAAAACACACCCTGAAACATCAAAGAAGATTTACGAAGAAAACTATAATCTTAAATTTATCGAACTTTCTTGTGTTGGTGATGGAGCTTTTGAAGCTTGCGAAATTCAAGAAATATACGATGTTGATGATGTATTGAGCACTGCTGAAAGCTTAGAGAAAAAAGCTAACGAAATTGTAGCCAATATTGTTCTTGCATATGAAGGCGCTCCAGTAACAAATAATGAGAGAGCTGCATATGAAAATTGTTTAAGAGTTGCCCAATCAACATCTTTATCAGCACTTAGACTAGCTCAAAATGCTGGAACACTTGTAGGTGGACCACTTTTAGCTGGTCCAGGATCTAATCAAAATTCAACTGTTGCAGCAATTCTGCAAGCTTTAGGTATTGATCCAAGATCAGGACTAAATATCTTAGACTTAATCAATCTTTCTCTTAACTTCTTAGAAGTTGCAGTTATGAATTTATTTGCAAGAAAAGACAATGTTGATCTAACACACGTTGGCAAAATCACTAAAGGTATGGCTGATTTACAAAGTGTTATGCAAGACATGATTGACGATGGTGTTGATGTTGGAAGTGGACAAAGACCACAACCAATTAATCAAGGACAAACTCCACAAGCTCAACAAGCTTCAGCACCTGTAAATACTCAGGTTGGTCTTGCAAATTATGCTCCTACAGGTGGTGTTGGAAAGATTATGGAGCTTAATTCTCCAACTCAACAAGAACAACCAGTAGGTTCTGGTGTTGCTTTAGCATCATCAAATATAAATTTTGTTTGGGCATCTAGGGATGGCAAAAGAGAAGTTTTTGCTAGTACCTCGTATAACAAACATGAAGATTCTAGTAAAATTTTGAATTTCACAAAAAGTATTTTAAACCTTAAGCAAGTCTTAGGTGCTTCAAAAGATATTCAAAATGGCATAGATAACGTCATTAGAGTAGCTAATGAGAGAAATAAAAACATAAAAAATAATGCGCCTATCAAGGCGGAGGGCAGAAATCAAATGGATCATTTTGCAAAAATCGCACAAGAGCAGAGAAAAAAGCTTGCTGCTGCTGTAACTATCGATTTTAAAGTTGAAGACAATTCTGGCAACAGAGTGGTTCTTTCAACAGATGGCTCTATCATAGGTTACACTAATGGCAAAAGAACAAACTGGGAACCAATTTTGTCTGAAACTCACATCAATATGATGGAAAGTGGACAAGGGACCAGAGTTGCTGCTGAACTTCTTGGCGAATATGGAAAATTTGTCAAGACTGCATTACTTGATGTCAAAGAAAGACTTGATGACAGACAAGAACAACTTGAAGAAGTAAGAACTGGCGAAGGCTACGATGGAAAAAGTGTATCGGATGCATTATCAGTTCAACATAAAGGCTTTTCTGACAAAACTAATGAAGAAAAGCTTGAATCATCAAGAACTGGTGCTGGCGCTGGTGATGTAAAAGAAAAACTTCTTGCTGATGCTGGACTCTATGGCCATAAGGTCAAGGATCTTGAAGTTAAGCAAGCACTTTCTGAACTCATCGATAGTGTAAATCATGGTGTTCCAACTGAAGTTTTAGAAAAGCAACTTGCTGCTTGTAGAACTGAAGGTTCAGCATCTGCTCATGAAGTTATGTCAGCAACCATCAATGCATTAGGTAAAGCTGTAGTATTAGCAAAAGAAACTCCTAAGCGCATTCTTAAGGTTGCTCAAATGCTTTCAGAAGATGAAAAGCTTCCTGAAATGGTTGGCGCTGCTGCTGCAGATATGCCAAATCAAATGGAAAGAGCTGAGAAGACTGAGTTCTTCAAGGATGAAGAGGCTCCAGTATCAGGTGCTTCTGCTATTCTCAAATCAATTGCTGCTCAAGTTTCTGATTCAGTCACTGCAAAAGATTTAGCTGATGCTTTAGCTGTTGCACTTGATGAGCAAGAAATCACCATTGAAGGTGTTACTAGAATCGCAGAACTTATGCTTGCATCATCACCAGCTCCTGAAGAAGGACTTGATGTTGAAGCTCCTGCATCTGATAAATCTGAAGAATTGAGACAAGCTCTTCAAGATTCACTTTCACAAGATAAGAATTATATTACAAAAGAAGCTCTTCAATCAGCTATCTCAGCTATGGCAATGTCATCTCAAGAAACTCAAACTGCACCAGGAGAGCCTGTTGAGGCAGTTGACAGTATGACTGATAGAGAACTTGTTGCAGCTATCAATAGAGCTAAAACTGCTTCTGCAACAGAATCCAGATTAAGAGCAAGAGAAAGAAGAGAATTCTGGGGTGTTAAAACTGCATCAGCAAAGACTCTTGAATCAAATGTAATTGGCTGGCTTGCTGATTATTCTACCAACTTTGGTATTCCAACAACTAAAATTGCTTTAGCTGCAAAGAGATTGGCTGAAGATTACGATCTTGCTGAGAAGTTAGTTGCAAAAGCTATCGAAACAAAGCAAAATCTTGAAAAAACAGCTGGTATGTCAGTCACACACCACAAGTCAGATTGCTTGACATTTATGTGCACAAAAGAAGATTTAGGTGGTATGGACCCAGCTGATCAAGGCTTTGAAGATTCATTCAAGCAAAAAGCTATTGAAGTTCTTCAATCAAACAACTTCCAAGTTGATCCTGGCACATTCTCATTTACAAATCTTACAGTTTCTTCAAGTGGACAAATCACAGCAACAGTTTCAACATCTGTTTCTAAATCATTTGATGTTGATGGCGATGAAGTTGAATCAGATGTAGATGTTGTTGTTGATGCTGGTGAAGAACTCCCAGTTATAATGACCGAATCAGCTAAATTTGCAAGAAGAGCTAAAAGAGAAGAAGTCTTAAGAAAATATGCTCAAGCAGTTCCTGGAGTTGCACCAGCTGGACCTGCTGCTGGTCCTGTAGATCCAATGGCTGGAATGGCAGCTCCTGCAGCTGAAGATCCAGGTGCGCTTGGATTGACTGGTATGCCAGCTGAAATGGGTGATATGGGCGACATGGATGCTGTTTCAGAACCAGGACAAAAGAAGCCTTGGGGTTCAGTATGTCCAGTTTGTGGATCTGATGATGTAAATATATCAGAAGGTAATGCAGACTGCCAAAGTTGTGGAACAAACTACAAGATTCTTCAATCACTTGAACTTATTTCTGAAGGAGATAAGGGCAAATCAATGGATGAATCGGGTGACATGGGCTTAGGACTTGACATGGGCTTGGGAGCTGCTACAGCTCCTACTGAAACTGCTCCAGCTACACCAGGAGCACCTCCTGCACCAGCTGGCGGAATGGCACCTATGGCTAATTCATCTGCAAGAGCTATGTTTAGATTAGCTACCACAGTTGACTCAGATGTTTATCTTAGAACTGCTATGCCAGACTTTGATAAGACAAATGAAAAGAGATTACCAGTTGGTATGATCTGCCCAAGTTGTGGTTCAAGAGAAGCTCATAAAGTCAAAAATAACACATTCTGCTATGATTGTGGTACTTATGCGAAGACTAAAGTGGCTTCAAATAAGAATAATCCATCAAAATTGGATATTACTATCACTTGGATTGACTAATTGTATGTATAAATGGGGAGAGTATATCTCCCCATTTACTAATTTTGAAGGAATTTTTAGCACTAATTTAGAATAAAAAAACAGTTTCTTGTAGATACAAGAATTTGTATTTTGTAAGGGAAGCAGCAAAAAAAATGAATGAAAAAATGAAGAAAGCCACTAATCAAGACACATTGAAGGCTCTTCGTATTGCTGAAATTAAAGCTACTGATAAGGAAGATTTCAACAATTGCGTTAGTGATCTCGTTAAGACAGCATCATTAGATACTGACGAAGCAAAGATTATTGCAAACGCTATTAGGTCAAAATTTTTACCTAACATACTCAGAGAAGCTGGTTTCGAAGACGATGAGATTAAAGATCATGTAAATCTTGATTCTGAGGCAGAACAGACTGCAGACTTCGCAAATGATTTTTCCAATGATGATGAAGAAGATATGCTTGATGATGAAGATGATCAAGAAGACGATGATTTTGAAGATTTAAATATGGACGAAGACGAAGTAGACGATGAAGAAGAAACGGCTACATTTGAAATAGAAGTTCCCGCTGATATGGTTGACGCCGCAAAGCAAGCAGTGCAAGAGGCGCTCGACAATCTTCTTGGCGGAGAAGATGCTGACATTGATACTGATATGGAAGATGATGATGATATGGACTCTGACATGGAATCTGATGAAGATTTAGACATGGAAGATGATATGGATGATGATTCTGATATGGAAGAAGATATGGAAGATGACGAAGACATGGAAGAAGATTCCGAGCCAGAAATGCACAAAACAAGTAAGGTGAATAATATGACTAAGCAAGCATTGGCTGCTCGCCGTGCAGAAAGAGAAGACATCCTTCGCAGATTAGCTGCTGAGGAAGAACATGTACAGGCGTCAGCAAGTTTCAAATATAACAACGAGATGGCAAATATGCCAGGTGAAGTTGACTATCCAACAATGAAGTTACAAGGCGAGAACTCAATGAAGGGTGAAAACCCTAGTTGGTCCGATCAAAAGGTTCCTACTAAGAACCCAGGAAGCCTTCAATTTCCAGATGTTACCAAGCCTTCAAACTTTGAAGGTGCAGGGGATGGATCTTTAGAGTATACAGTTGATTGGGATTCATTAGAAAATCCTTCAGAAGGTTCCGAATACGATATGTTCGAAGTTCCAACTGAAATGGCTGGAATGCCACACAAAACTACTGTAGCAAACTCCAAAACAGCTTCTTATGCGATGGAAGCTGAAGCAAAACATGCTGTCCAGTGCTCAACATGTGGGTACAAGACAATGATGACACAAGCAGAGATGGACAATCCTGATACTGATTGTGAAAAATGTAATGAAAAAGAAGATCGCGATGTTGATTCAGCTGTCAACATCAAGCCAGATGGAAACATCACGGTAACGTCAAGCTCATTAGATCTTGAAAGAGCAAGAATTAAGACTGCTTATTCATGTTCTAATAAGTTAGCTTTAGCTGGAATTATTGAAGCAAGTGAAGTAGATGCTTATTCTGAGCAAATGCTTAACGACAATCTCAAGGCTGATGCAATGGTCAGACAAACAAAGCTTTTGCTTAAGTCTGCTCAAGCAAGTTCTGAAAGAGTTGCTGCAGCTGCTGCAGACAGAATGACTCGTACAGCTTCTTCAAATGGTATTTCAACATCTCCTGCATTTAGTGGTTCTTCAATCACAAACAATGCAGCTCTTGATATCCAAGCTGCCCTTAAGGGTACTTGGTCTATGCCACAAATCGAGGACTAATCCTCACAATATTTTAGGAGAATATAAAAATGGCTATTCGCGCATTAAATTCATTAATTGTTGCAAACTATGACACAGCAGCAACTGCATCCTGGTTAGCAGGTGCAGCTCTTGTTAGAGACATAAGCAACGCAGGACGTGTAGTAATCGGTACAAGATCAGCTCTTGGGTCATCAACAGGCTTTGTTGGCTTTTCAGCTGATGACACTGCAAGAACTGGTAACACCATGATTCTTGCTGACCCTGTAGGTTCTTCATATGTCGATTCCTCAGGCGTTCTTCAAGCAAACAACAACGGTTTCTATGTTGTTTCAAAGAGAGCTATTGGCGATTACTTAGCAGAAAACGTCAATACTGTCACCAACCCAACTGCAGGTTCTTCTGGATATGAAGGTCCAAGAAGAGGCGTTGGAGTTTACAACACCCCAGGTGCACAATTTATTACAGACCAGTTCCTTACTGGTGCTGGTAGCTCTGCAAACAATATCTTCACAGATACTCAATCTGCTGTTTACAACCCAGGCACTCCATTAACCTTTGCTGCTAATGGTTCTGGAAAGCTTGTCGAAGCTGGTAGCTTGTTCCAGGGTGGATTTGCTGGTACTCATCCTAACCTCGTTGTTGGTGTCGTAGACAGATACGATTCAGCTGCTGGATTGCTCTACTTCACACAAAGATAATAAGCTAGGACTTTAAGGAGAAAAATAAAATGTCAATGATTAAGAGAAATACAAATGAGCAAAGAGAAGCTATCATTGCGATGGCTCTCGAAACTCCAGAAGGAAGAACAGCATTAGCTCAAGCTATGGTTGAGCCAATCAAGACTTCCCTCATGTACCAAGCAATTGGTAGAAAACTTCTCATGGTAGATGAGCTCCCACAAGGCGCTCTTGCTAGATATGAGAGAGATGTGGCTGTAAAGTCCTATGTTATCCCTAAGAGAGGCGCTGTCCCATCAGCAGAAGTTGAAGCAGAAGAGCTTTTAGTTCCAACCATTGAATTGGCTGCTCATCCTCAAATTAGATTGAACGAAATCAGAGCTAGAAGATTC